CGAAGATTTTGATGTGACCAGTGCTTATGACTCAACATACATGACAAGTTGGTTGTTAAGAAATGACACAAACCCGAAAAGACATTGGTACGAATCCAAACACTGCTGGAATAAAAATATGCCCAAAAACTCTTATAAATTACACTATTAGGTCTATTATATCAGTAAGCACTACATCGACAGGTTCGATGTAATAAACAACTAACAGGAGTAGTGATATGTCAGAAGAAAAAGCTGAACAAGTGCAAGATAGCAATGTAGATAGCGTTGCAGATTCTGCGAAGGAAGAAGCAACAGTTACAGAGTCAGAGGAAAATGTCGTAGTCGATAATCCAACTGATGATGAACTTGATAAGCGAATACAAAGAGCTAACAAGGAAGCCGCAAAGTTTCGAGTAGAGAAGAACGAGGTCGAAGGTAAATACGATGACCTTATTCAGAATCTAGGAAAAGCTTTAGGTTTTGTTGAAGAGGATAATGCGAATAATGCAGATGCTTTAGCGGATGAAGTCCAAAAACTTCAAGACGAAAATAAAAATCTAAAGTTAATGCAAGCATTTAACAACGTTGTAACGACTGAAGGAGCAGATGACGAGCTTACTTGGTCTTACTTAATGGCAAAGGGCGAGCTGACAGAAATGGATGCTAACGACCCCGAACTAAAGGCTAAATTATCTGAAAAGATTAAAGCAGCTATAGAAGTAAAACCAGTACTTAAATCTGACTTGCCGCCTACAGTCAAGAAGAGTGGAAGTGATATGTCTAACGAGTCACAGCCACTTGACACTGAATCAAGAATTAGACAACTTGAAGCAGATAAAAACTTTAAAGAAGCAAGACTACTAAAAAGTTCTAGGTTATACGAAATGACCAAAGAACAACAGTAAAAGTATTAATTTAACAAGTTGATTATTAAATCAAAAAGGAGATAGCCAAAAATGGCAGGAATTACAGGGCAAGGTCAAACATTTAATTTACCTAATTATGTAGGCGACTTATTTGAGTTGACCCCAAGTGATACTCCGTTCCTTAGCTTAATTGGTGGACTTAGTGGTGGCGAAAGCACATCCAGTCCTTCATTCCAATGGCAAGCTTATGACTTGAGAGCCGCAGCTGTAGATAATGCAGCACTTGAAGGTGCAGATGCGCCTACAAGCGAATCAAGAGTTAGAGCTAACTACTACAATGTATGTCAAATCATGCAAGAATCCATCGAGGTTTCTTACAGCAAGATGGCAGCCATCGGAGCTTTTAGCGGAGAAAACATTGCTGGAGATAATCCAGTAACAAACGAAATGGATTTTCAAGTTGAGCAAATGCTTAAGCAAATTGCAAGAGACGCTGAAAAATCATTCTTAGAAGGCGCATTTAACGACCCAACAGATAACACTACTGCGAGAAAAACAGCAGGTATTGCTAATGTTGCGGGCAACAGTGCAGACATGGCAGATGCTGCCCTTACTGAAGATAAAGTCTTAGACCTTATGCAAGCAGTATGGGAAGACGGCGGAATCCAAGTATCGGAAACAGCAACACTTATGTGTAACGCGAATGTTAAAAGACAGCTTACAAAAATATTTGTAACTGACAAAAACTATCGTGAAGAATCACGTAACGTAGCTGGTGTAAACGTAACAACAATCGAAACTGACTTCGGTAAAGTAAACGTATTGTTAAACAGACACGTGAACACACAACAACTTTATGTTGTTAGTGCCGAGTTATGCGCGCCAGTATTTATGAACATTCCAGACAAGGGATTCTTATTTGTTGAACCACTTTCAAAAGGTGGAGCTTCAGAGAAATTCCAAATCTACGGAGAAGTTGGACTTAAATACGGTAACCCTAACGCACACGGTAAAATCGTTAATATTGCTGCTATCTAAGTAGTAATAGTTTCATAGTTAAGACCCACTTAATCGGTGGGTCTTTTCTTTTTGTATGCTAAAGTTATCTCATGGATTATAAAGATAAAGACGGTGTAATTTATAAAGACATTACAGACGAACAAGCTGATAAATGGGGATATACTCCAATCAAAGAATCTGTAAAGGTTAAAGCAACACCTAAAAAAGAAGAAGAGTAACAATGAGCTGGTATATGCTTAATGGCGAAGCTATATTTTTTGAAGACGATACACGCATACCTAAAGATATGCGCAAAAAAATAGAAGCTATTGAAGCGCCCGACTCACAAGGCGGAGCGTGGAAAACCAAAAAAGGTATCAGAAGAGTAACTCCAAAAAAATTAAAGACACTAGAGGAAGAGTAAATGGTTAACAAAGTCTATTTAAGACCTAGTTACTGTACAACTGCGGAATATGAAACTGCCACTGGTAGAACTGCTTCAACAGATTCAGTAACAACACAAAAGCTGCAATTAGCTTCAGATATAATTGATTATCACGTTAACGTTGCATTTAAAATTGATTCAAGCGGTAATCCGACCAACAGCGATGTTCACGATATATTAAGAGACTCAACCGCATATCAAATGGAATACATGGTCGAACTTGGATTAGAAGATTTTGACAAACTAGAGTTAACTGGTTCAGTACAACTGGGTGGGTTAAGTTTAGATAAATACCCCGACATATTATCGCCAAGAGCTAAAAGACTTATGGTCAACTACGGTTTCTTTGGTTACAGGAGTGCAGTCTTTTATAATTATGACGATAGCTTACCTAAAGCTATTTCTGATGACCAAGTACACGAATAATGGGTATCATAAGTCCGCTGCTGCAACAATCGGCAACGAGAAGTTCTTTACAAGGCATGTCTGCATACGGCGAAGTATTTGATACAAACGAAACAATACGTTGCAGAATAGAGCCATCTAAATCAAGAGTGTCAACAGATGAAGGCAATGAAACAATTGCTAGTGCGAAACTATTTTGTGAAAAAGACCAAACAATACAAATTGGAGACAAGATAATATTTGATGCAGTAACTTACTTTGTCTTAACTGTTAATAAAATATATGGTCTTAGTAATGTAAGTCATATAGAAGCAGACTTAGGAGTTGATGCAAATGGCTAAATACTACAATGTAAATTGGTTCGGAGACGATGTTAAGAAAAAAGTAATGACCGCTAATGAGAAAGCAATTACTTTAGGATTAGAATTTATAAAACAAGAATCAGTAAAAGTCGCACCTAAAGACACTGGTCTTATGGAAAAGTCCGCACAAGTCACAATATCTGAAGACCGCAAGACAGGTTTTGTATCTTATGACACACCATACGCTATTAGGCAGCACGAAGAATTAGACTATAAACACGCAGAAGGTCGTATTGCAAAGTATTTAGAATTACCCCTACAACAAAACGCAAAAAAGGCGTTAGAGATTATGGGTCGTGTTCTTAAAGGTACTCTATAATGTTGGCTGCTGAAGTAGCCGAATGGATAGGCACTAATGTTACTAACTGTAGTTTCGACACAAGCGGTGTTAGCGGTAATGTTTTTATAAGCACAATGCCAAGCAGCCCCGACACAGTAGTTATGGTTTCAGAGTATGGCGGCGTTGCAGATGACAAGCACGCATACAATGACATAAACGTACAGTGCAGAGTAAGAGGAACAAGAGACCCTAGAGTTAGTTATAATATTGCAAAAGAAATATTTGATGAGTTGTTAGGACTTACAAATACTACGCTAATATCTAGTGGTAGTCGTGTTATAAAAGTTATTGCTCAAAACACACCAATTGACATTGGACGTGATGACAATGGCAGACACGAATGGACAGTCAATTTTCAAATTGAAGTCTATGATACAAGTACTAACAGAAGTTAGAAAAAAAGGAGAATGAAATGGCACAAGCTAAAGTAGCAGCAAAAACTGCTTCATGGATGGCTTCTACAGACGGTGGTTCAACATTTACCGCTGTTTTAGGAATAACCGACTTTTCAATGTCGAACAGTCCAACTGATGCTGATGTAACAGATTTCGCCAGTGGTACAGCCACCGAACATAAGGTAATAAGAAGAGCAATTGAGTTTACACTTAATGGTTTTTGGTTAGAGGATGACGCTACAGGTGCTGTCTCTGACGGATTAGAAATGCTTTATGATAACGGTAAAGGCGATACAGCAATTGATTATAAATTAACTACTAATGGTGGTTCAGTTATATCTTTTGCAGGTACTACAGTGTTTACTCTATCGGGCGATGTCAACAACGTAATGACATGGAGCGCGACAATTAGAGCAACAGGCGCAGTCACATATACTGACGCATAAGAGAGGTAAAGTATGAGCGGACAATTTAAAGATTTTGATGCAGCGTGGGCTGAACAACAAGATGAGCCTATAAAGGTCAAAATCCGAAATAAAGAATACGATTTACCAGCTTCAGTCTCCGCTGCTTTTATGTTAGAAGTCACTAAGATTTCAAGTCGTAAAGGCAGCGAGGATAATTTAACTACAGCCGATATGGGTGTTTTATTAAATGCTTTGTTTGGCAAAGTTGTTATTGAAGACTGGTTAGAACAAGGTATATCATTACCACAGTTAAACGATATTTTAAGTTATGTATTAGAGATATATGGACTAACTGGCGGTGGTGCTGACCCAAAAGCGACTCCGAAAGTCGATTCGACAGAGAAGCCCGTAAAGGACAAATAAACAAGTTCTTTAATAACTGGAACTTACTCGAAGCAGACTTTCAAAGAGAATATCAAATTGATTTAATGGCAAACATTAAAGATGGCTTGTCATGGCGCAGGTTCATTTTGTTGTACAATTGTTTAAGCAGTGCAAGTGTTACTGTAGAATTGATAAGACATGAACAACTTAGATTACAAAGTGGCGAAAGCCAAATTGACACAGATAAACAACTGGATTTGTTTTTACGACAACAGTTTAAAGAGGAATAACTAATGGCATTAACAGTAGGAGAGTTAAACGCAATTCTTACAGTTGATGACAAAAACTTTTCGTCTGCATTAAAGGAAGCTAAAAAAACATTAGAAAGAGCTGCCGACTCCGCAGATGAATTTGGAGATGAGACCAAACAAGCATTCGGTAAAGGCACAAAAGCTGCTGATAAGTTTGAAAAAGAAGTTAAAAAAGGTCGTAAAGAAATACAAAAAGCCACGACACCTATGGAGAACTTCGGTAAAAAGATAGGTACAGCTTTTAAAGTCGGTGCAGTAATTGCAGTAGGTAAAGCTTTAGCAGACTTAACAATGGAGATGGCTAACTTAGCCCTTGAAGCTGAAGAGTCCGCAGCTGCGTTCGAAATTACATTCGGCGGAGCAACACAAGAAGTAACAAGATTCGTAAATCAGATGGCACATGCTTTTGGTATGACAAGAGCAGAGATGCAACAGCAAATGGCTGTAACTGGTTCGATTATACAAGGTATGGGTTTCACTTCAGATGCAGCAGCAGAGATGTCTGTAAATATTATGAATCTTTCGGGAGACCTTGCAGCATTCATGAACATTCAAGAAGGAGCTGTAGTTCCCGCCCAAGCTATAACTAAGGCTTTAACAGGCGAGCGGGAAATGCTCAAAAGTATGGGAATCGTTCTTCGACAAGTAGAAATTGAACAAAAAGCAATGAACATGACAGGTAAAGAAGCTGTCAAAGAATTAACAGACCAAGAAAAAGCTGCCGCCAGCCTTATGCTTGTTGAAGAGAAGATGGGTCACATTAAAGGTCAGTTATCAAGAGAAATGCAGGGCGCAGCTAACCAAATGAGAAGTTTAAAGGCAGAATTTAAAGAAGCTAAAACAGAAGTTGGTCAAGCGTTACTACCAGCATTCGCAGAATTAATACCAGTAGTAAGAGATTTAATACCTTCATTTAAAGAAGTTGCAGGTTCTATTGCAAACTTAGTAGAAGTTGTAGTTAGAGCATTCCAGCCAGTAATTGAGTACGTAGTACAAATACTTTCTGCACTTATGCCTATAGTCGATGTCTTAGTACAAATGTTTGGTACAGCATTAACTGCTGCGTTTAGTGCTGTCTTTGCAATACTTAGTAATACAGTTTTACCAATACTTGAAGCATTATCTTTTGTTATAGAAACAGTTGCAAATAGTTTTGGAATAATGACTACTGCACAAGAAGCAGAAATGCGTTCTGCTGAAACATTAGAAGGTGTTATTTTTAGACTTAACGAAGCAATAGCAGCAGGTATACCAAAACAAGATGCAATGAATGCTGCAATGGCTGAAGCAGCAGGATTAGGTATAGATGAAGCAGAAGCTTTTGACGCAGCAACAGATGCTGCTTATGGATTCAGTGATGCAAAAAAAGTTGAAATCGAAGCACTTATAGCTTCTAAACGTGCATTAAAAGAGAATATACAAGTTGGTAACTCTTCTTCTTATAACTCTTATATTCAAGCTGATGCAGTAAAAGACTTAGATAGTGAAATCCAACAATTAGAACAAGACCTTATTGCTAATAGTTATGCGCAGTATGCCTATGCAAGGTCACAAGATGAATTTATAAATGGTACATACGATGGTGCAGAAGCTATAGAAGAAGAAGCAGATGAAATACGTAAAAATACTATAGAAGTAAATAAAAATACACAAGCTAAATTAGATGCACTAAGTATACAAAACGAAGCAGTAACAGCATTAATGAACTTAGTCACAGCTGTAACAAATGCTAATGAAATAGTTAAAAGACAACAAGTAGAAGAAGATAAACTTAACCAGCTGTATAGAGAACGTACAAAGATTATGGAAATACTTAATGCTGAACGAGGTGTTGGAGAACAACAAACGGAAGTTGAACTTGCACAAATAGCAACACTACGTAAACAAGAAGAGATGCTTTTAACACAACAGCAAAAAGGTTTAGATTTAAAACTAGAAATAGCTGTAGCAGAATTAGATGTTGCTGATGCAATAAATACTAAAAATGAAATGGGCGATGAAGCAACTGCAAGGGAAGACTTAGCAATTAAACAAGCAGAGCTAAGATTAAGAACATTAAAAAATGAACAGGCTACATCAAAAGATGTAACACTAGAACTAGCAAACGTACAAAAGAATTTAGCCAGTGCTGTTAGTACATCTACACAAGCTACACAAGCCTACATATCTGCTGAACAAGCAAGACAAAAAATTGACCAAGCAATAGGAAAACAAAGAACTGCATTTAATGAAGCAGAAATAGACACTACAGAAGAACAATTAGAACTGGCTAGCGCAAGATTAGCAGTACAATCTGCAATGGCGTTTGCTAATGATAGGGGCGTCACATCAGAAGCAAGAGCTGCCTTAGCAGAAACACTTGGCATAAGCCAAAATGGTGTATCTGACATATTTAGAGATTTAGGTATAACTGATGCTTTTATGCAAGCAGAAATGTTTAGA